GATAATCTTTCCCCACATGCCAATCGTCATGGGTGGGGCGAACCTAAGCAACTTCCAAGAGAAATCCGTCCGCTGGCTTTACGGTGACGAGGTTTGGGCGTGGAAGCCTGGGTTGCTTCGCGAGTTTATGGCGCGGCATCACAACCGATGGAACCGCAAGGTTTTTTTGGTTTCTCAGGGGGGGATGGAGGACGGGGAGTTGCATCTGGAGTTCCGCAAGTCCGACATGGGGGAGTTTGCGTGGAAGTGCGAGTGCGGCGAGGAACAACCGTTTTCGTGGGAAGGCATCAGGTTTGACACGGTGACAACGGAGGATGGGAAGCCAGACGACCAAGCGAGTGCGGCAACGTGCCGGATGGTATGCCGGTCGTGCGGGGCGGAACACGCGGACACGATCCACAACCGGAGGCAACTGGCAATGTCCAACGTGGACAACGGAAACGGCGGTTACATCCAAACCAATCAAGCCCCGATCAACGGGATTCGCGGGTTCCATATCGACTCGCTGGCGGTCTGGTGGATCGAGTGGAAGCAGGAAGTCTTAGAGTTTTTGGAGGCGTCAAGGCTGGCGAAGGCGGGTGTTACGGACAAGCTGCGGCAATGGAAGCAGAAGCGTCGGGCGGAATTTTGGTCTGAGGACATGGCGGATTCTCAAGTGGTTTTGCATCAAGGCGGATTTACTAAGCTGGAGCACGAGGACGGCAAGTTAATAGATGGCGAGGTGCGCCGGTTTGCAACGGTTGACGTGGGTGGGGATCACTACTGGCTAGCGATTTGCGGGTGGAGGCAAGGCGGATATACCCGCGTGCTTTACGAAGGATATGTGGCAAGCGATGGCGGATTTGAGAACGGACTAAAAGCCATCTGTGACCAATACAACGTGGAATCCCCGATGGTATTCATCGATATTGGCTATGAGCAAGACAGGATTCTGGACTTGTGTGTATTGCACGGATGGACGGGCATTAAGGGTGATGGCAACAAGCGGACATTCACGCACCGGCCAACGAACGGAAAACCCGTGGAGCGGATGATTTAACCGATTCACAGAGCGCGAGCAAAGTCGGGAGGCATTGCTAAGTTCATGTTCATTGCGTCCAACTCCATCAAGGATGTCTTGGCGCGCATGCTGGCAGCGGGAGATCAGGTGGAGATCCCCGCCGATGTGTCGAAAGCGTTCCAGAACCATATGAAATGCGAACGCCGACAAGTGGAACGGAACGCAAAGACTGGCGAGGAAAAGGCAATATGGGTAAGGCCAGGTTCAAAGGCGAACCATCTATGGGACTGCATGTGTTATCAAGTCGGCGCGGCACTCGCAATGCGGGTGTTCGATGACGCCTAGTCGCTTTTTTTGACATTCGCGCACCACGCTCGAAAGCTTGGTTTGTGAACTTGGTTCAAACGGCAAACGCAATCTACAAGGCAATCTGTAAGGATGTATCCGCACAGGCGCAAATTCGGAGGGAATTTTCCTCTCTTGCCGTGTCCATAGCCACAGACCCGGACGCGACGGCGCGAATCACATCAGCCACCGTGAACGGGCAAACCTTTTCCGCAACTAGCACCATGACGAATGGGCAGCGGTTGGAACTTTTAAGGCTGGTTGTGTCCTGTTTGGACAGGCGAACCACGATTTCCACAACGCTCATTTCCACGTTTTAAGTCATGGCAGCAATCCTAAATGAATTCGGACAACCATGGACGTTTGCGCACGCCGCAGACCGTTCTACGCGGCGGGGACCCCAGTTCCAAGTCCGCAATGACGATATTGACCGATTGATTCCGTCAAGTGACCGCAAAACGCTGGCGAGTTTGTCAAATCGCCTGTTCATGAATATGGGCGTGCCGCGTGCGTGTATCCTTCAAAAAGCGGATTACGTCGTGGGCGAGGCATGGCTTCCGTCCTACATGGGGCCGGATCGCGACAAGGGAATGCCGGTTGCCAAGATGATGCAAAGTCTTTGGTATCCGCAATGCGACACACGCGGCGGGATTTACGATTGGTGGAAACTTTTGGAACTTTCCAGTGTTGGCATTGACCGTGATGGGGACGTGTTTTGGCTAATGGTCAAGGGCGATGACGGGTTTCCACGCATTCAACTCATTCCGTCGCATCGTTGCTATTCCAACAACTACGGCAACACCAACGACTCCAAGGTGTTCGCTGGCTATCGCCTTTGCGACGGTGTGTTTTACCACCGCAGCGGAAGGCCGGTCGGCTACCGTTTCAATGTGGGAATCGACGGCAAGGAAGAGTTCAAGGACGTTCCGGCAGCGGATGTGATTCACCTTTTCGACGCCACCCATTGCGAGCAGGGACGCGGACTTCCAGCTTTCACTCATGCGCTGGAGTCGTTGAAAATGTCGCTTCTATCCACGGAAGATGAGCGCATCCGGCAACAAATCATTTCCCGCCTTCACCTTACAATCTTCAACGCGAACGGAGCGCCCGATGTTGACGATCCTTTTACCAGTCTTGGAACGGCCGCGAACGGAGCAACGGAAGAAATCTCAACCAAACAATTCCCAGGCGGCGTGATGTATCTTCCCGGCGACGGGCAACACAAGATTGAGCAGATCCGCCACGACAACCCAGGGCCGATTTGGGATTCCTTTCAAGACCGTATCGTGCGCGATGCTGTCGGGCCGGTCTGGTCTTACTCCGTCTGGAAAGGTAGCGGTCAAGGCACAGCAGAGCGCGGCGAGGTGATGAAGTGCCGCAGGTTTGTTACTAAGCGGCAAGGGCAACTCTGGTATGCGGCCAAGCGTGCCTTTTCTTGGGCGTATTCCGTCATGGCAGAAGCCAAGCGTGTTCCGATGCTCCAAAATCCCACCGCGTGGGATTTCTCCCGCCCGCCACGTCTCACCGTGGACGATGGGCGCGAAGTAAAGATGGAACTAGACCAGCTTGTGACCGGCTCCATGAACCTTGATGAAGTATTGGCAGCACGCGGTATCAACGAAGATGACTTTACCGAAAGCCGCGCCCGTTCCGTATGGATGCGCAAATTCAAGGCGCAAAAAGTTGCGGAGGAATTGAATAAAAAATACGGGGCGGAAATCGTCGTGGAAGACCGCGAAATGTTCATGCAGACGGCAAATGAGGTGAGTCTTGCCCAAAAACAACAATCACAACCACAACCACCCGAACAAGTGGAACCAGAAGACGATGAAAACAATCCAGATCGATAACAAAAACGGCAAGGTAAAGCTGAACGAGAGTGTAACCCGCGAATCAATCAGCCGCATGGTTGAGGAAATCGGGAGGCTTTTCGGCGCGTCCGCTAGTGCTGCCGGCGCTAATTTTGGCGAGATCATGAATGCGGCCGAGAATGCCGTGGACGTTCTTGAGATTGAAATCAACTCCCCCGGTGGTTCCGTCTTTGACGGATACACGATTTATCAGGAGATCAAAAGCCTCCGCGACCGTGGAGTTGTAGTAAATGCCACCGTGACCGGCATGGCGGCATCGATGGCATCGGTGATTTGCATGGCTTGTGACAAGGTGGCGATTGTCCCTCATGGACGCATGATGATCCATGACGCGTCCAACGTGGTGATGGGCAACGCGGAAGAGTTGCGCAAACAAGCCGATTTGCTCGACGGCGTTTCCGCTGACATCGCTGGAATCTACGCTGAAAAGACCGGCAAGCCCATCGAAGACATCCGCGCCATGATGAAGAAAGAAACTTGGATGAGTTCCAAGGAAGCCGTGGAGTTTGGCTTTGCCGATGAACTTTTTGACATTCGCGGCCAATCTCCGAAATCTCAAGATATGAAGTGGCTGACCAACCTATTCCCTGACAAGTCCGACGAGATTGCAAAGATCGAAGCGGCTCTTGCTGATGCCGAATCTATCCGCGCCGAACTCGACACGGCGACCGCAGAAGTCACCGCGTTGAAGGAAGCCGAGATTTCCAACATCGCCAAGATTGCGGAGTTGAACGAGATCAAGGCCGGATTGGAAACCGCTAAGGCGGAATTGGAAGCCAAACTCAATGAGTTCACCAAGACCATCGAAGCCAAGGATGAGGAAATCAAGAAACTCTCCGAAGCTGGGCCTTCCTTGGTAATCGAAGCCCTTGCTTCCATCGGACAACCGGAACCGCTTGAACCCGCCACCGAGGGGAACGTCAAGTCTCATCTTGAAATCTTTAACGACCTCAAAGGCGCTGAAGCAACAGAGTATTTCCGCAAAAACAAGAAGGCAATTCAAGCAGATCAACGCAACCTCTCCAAATAACAATCTCACCCTAGAAAAACAAACCAATGGCTACGCTATTTAACGACAAACTGTTTGCTCAGGACGTGTTTCAACAACTCGTCCCGATGCTCACCCCCATCAACATCTTCACTTCTGACGTTTCGCCAACTTCGGCGCAAAAGGGTGACGCTGTTATCGTGCCTCTCTTCGGCAATACCACGACCACCACGTTCACCCAATCCACCACGGTTTGGGAGCAATCTGGCGGAACCGTTTCGGCAATCACCGTGAGTCTGAATTATCAGGACATCACGCCGGTTGACCTCACCGCTCGCCAGCTTGCCGAGTCCAGTGCCTCCAGCAACTTCTCTGCCTTTGCATATCAGATGGCATCCAGCCATGCCGAGCGCATCCTTGGAACCATCTTCGGCGGCATCACAACCGGCTCGTTCGGAACCGCTCTTGTGACCACCACCATTGCCAACTACGACCGTGACGTTCTCCCGCTCATCCGTAAGGCCATGATTAACCGTGGTCGTCAGAGTGGACGCAAGACCATTGTGGTCAACCCCGACGTGGAAGCAACCTTCCTGTCGGATGACAAGCTGACCCTTGCTCTCAACCGTGGTAATCCAAACACCATGACCGAAGGCGAACTGGGCCGCTTGTATGGCTACGACATCCGCGTTGCTCCTGAACTTGGTGTAAACGGCATCTCCCTTGTCGGGTTTGCCGCTGGTCAAAACGCCATGGCAATTGCCTTCCGTCAACTTGGCGACTACCTCCCCGACGAGGAGTATGCCGCGAAGGAAGTGCTTGTGGACAACGAATCCGGCATCGCGATGCTCTATACTCGCCACTGGAGCCGCCCGCAAGGCAAGTGGTTCATGAATATGCACTCGCTCTTCGGTTACGCTAACGCTGTGACCTTGGATCTGGGTCTGCTTGTCCGCGCCGACTAACCCTCAATCCCCCACAAACCCCGCCCGCCTAAAAACGGGCGGGGTTTTTTCTTGCCAACTTGGAACAGCGACACCTTATCGAAAATTAACATGAAATTGAGTCTGTCTGTTATCACTGGCAACGCTGAAAAATACGTCAACCGCTTCCTAGACTCCTTCCAGCCATACTTTGATGAGGTGGTAATGGTTCGGGCGATTGGTTGTCAGGATAACGATAAGACGCTGGAGATTGCCGCTTCTCGCGGGTGCATCGTTGGCGAATACAGTAATCTTAGGGCGGGGTGGCCGCACGTTGACGACTTCGCGGCGGCAAGAAACCTTTCCGCATCGCTTTGCACGGGCGACTGGATCATGTGGGCAGACATGGATGACATCTTAGAGAACGGGCAAGCTATCCGCTTAGACGTAGAATCGATGCCGGATGATTCCGACACAATGGGCGTTCCTTACGATGTCCGCGATGATAATGTAAGGATCATGCGGGAGCGCATCTGGCGCAAAGGAACCGCCACATGGAAGAATCCAATCCATGAGGAATTGAGCTTGAAAAAAGGTAGTGTGGCATGTGAAACAAACCGTTGGCAGGTCATACACGCGCCGCTTGGAAGCAGGGAAAAAAATGATGAACGCAACCTACGGATTTTAGAAAGCATCGAAAATCCAACGGGTTCACAAAGGTTTCATTTGTATCAAGCCTTGCGTGCCGTGGGGCGTCTTGAAGAAGCGGTAAGGCTTGCGATGGCAATGATCCAAGAAAAGCCGGAAGACCTTGGGAAGTCTGAGATTTACGAACTACTGATGTCTGTCGGACAGATGGCGGAAAACGAGATGCGTGGCCAACTTATGCTACAAGCCGTAGCTCTCGACCCGACACGCCGCGAAGGATATGGGGAAATGGCAATCTTTGAAATGGCACACGGCAGACCAGAGAACGCTCTTTCTTGGTTGGATGCCATGGAATCAATCAAAATGCAGGAGCGTCCACCCTGGAACATGCGAAGGATGTTCTACACTTACCAACCGCCACTCTTGCGCGGCATGGTTCTACGGATGCTCGGACGGCCAGAGGAGGCCGATGCAATTGAAAGCAACGCCGTGATTGAGGCGGGCGCAAAGATAAGCCTACTGCACGCCACACGGGGCCGAGCGGACAAGGCTTCTGCCTGTCGTCGCAAGTGGCTGGAAACAGCATTCAACCCAGAGGCTATTGAACACATCTTCGGGCTAGACCTAGACGACGAAGAATCAATCAAGCTGTCTTGTCACCGCTCTGTCTGGACACGCGGCAACGGTGGGCCGGTAGAGGCTTGGAATGAGTGCGCGAAGGTTGCAACCGGAGAGGTTTTGATTCAACTCTCCGACGATTGGGAGCCGTTCCAAGGATGGGACGCGGCGATTCTGAATGCGATTGGTGACACGTCAAAACCGGCTGTTTTGGCAATCTCTGACGGACACAGGAAGGACGATCTCCTTTGCATGGCGATTCTCACAAAGGCACGCTACAAGCAACAGGGCTACATGTTCCACCCTGAGTTTTTCAGCATGTTTTCGGACAACTGGTTTTCCCATTGCGCCTTCCGCGATGGCGTGGTGATCGATGCACGGGACAAGATCACAATGGAGCATCTTCATCCAGCCTTCGGAAAAGCAGAGATGGACGAAACGTATGCACGGAGTAACGACAGTTATCACTACAAGACCGGCGCGGCAATAATGAAGCGACTCATGGAAGGAACCACCGTAGCCATGGACGTTGACGGATGGTGTGATTATCGGGATCTATATTCCACGATTGCGGGGATACTTCCAGACGGCGCGGAGATAGTGGAAATTGGAAGTTGGCAGGGGCAATCAGCCATTCATCTTTGCCAGCGGGTGCAAGACCTTGGAAAGACGGTAAAGATGCATTGCGTCGATACGTGGAAGGGTGAACAGAACCAACCAACGCACCTGCAAATCGTCGCGCAGAACGGCGGGAGCATTTACCATAGATTTCTCCAAAATATCAAAGACGCGGAAGTTGCGGACATGATCCAAACCACCGTTGGTGACAGCGCGGAATCCGCGTCAAAGTTCGCAGACGGCAGCATGGACTTCATCTTTATCGATGCAGCCCATGACTACGATTCAGTAGTGAGGGATATTGCCGCGTGGTTTCCTAAGCTGAAACCAAACGGGATCTTTG